CAGACCCGTAGACAGTATCCCCAAACTTAGGGTCAAAGGCCATGCGAGTATTCTCTGCTGGTGCTGTCTGATCTTGGCCCGCTTGGAAAAACTGTTTTGCGCCCTCTAACATTGGGTTTATCTTCGGCTTTACATCACCATATGTAATACCACCTGTAAGTGGCTTCAACATATTACTAAACATCCCGCTTGATCCTGTGAAATCTTCACTGGCTGGATCAAGTGTGGAGTCGTAAAACTCTGTGCCTTGGATTGCCAATGGATCTTTTCTCAGCGCACCAGTAAGTAATCCAACAGGTGTCCCCGCAGCGAGTATACTAAATATGCCTCGGCCTGCCATTTCCTGCCCAGACATGGGCCTGCGCTGCGCAGCTACCATACCACGGCTGGTCATGTCCCCCGCAGATAGACCTTCGCGGAGCTGTCCAGTGGCTGCATCGCCACCAACACGACGGCCCAATACATTTACAGATGCATATGGGTTCGTAAACCTGTCATAGGCCAGACGGTTCAAGTTTGCAATTCCGGCTGACCCACCGGGGATATTGTTCGCATAGCTTATATTCTTTGGGTCAATACCGAAGACTCGGCTAAAAAAACCCTCGTTTCCGTATGGATTTGTTTCGGTTCTTCCTGTGGCAAGCATAAAGTCCTGGACATTGTCCCTGCCCTTGTCTCTTTGGGCCTGCGCGTATCCTGCTTGCTGACGTGCTTCTGTTACCTGACGTTCTCTCTCAGGAGAAGCCGCACCTCCACCTGGACCCCTAGCTTCTTGAGCAGCAGTTTCTCCACCAAAACCTCTAGGCATTACCTTGTTCCCGAAAACTTGCCGCCTTTAATGGCTGCGCCCATACCACGACAAGACATGTACTTACCGTCTCCGGCTTCTACATATGTACCCATAGCAGCCTCACGAGTCTCTACATCTGTCTGACCAGGATTCTTTCTCTCGTTCCGATCACCAGGATTAGGACGGCCCTTCTTCTTGTACATCTTAGAGTTTTCTCTACGCGCCCTAGCCTCTGGAGGTAGCGGACGGGGCGGGGTTACTTTTTCTTTCATTTCTGACATGTGTCTCTCCAAAACTTGTGAGCCGCCGTCGTTACGACGCCGTCCTTCATTTATAAGCTTTTTTGCTCCTGCCGTCGAGACACCAATGTCTCTGCCAAACTGTGCTGCTCTAGGTCTAGCCATTGCCTTTTTCCTTTTCGTGGCCCAACCACACAGCAAATGCGCCGGTCATGGCTCCTGTCACTACACTAACTAAGCCTGCCTGCGCTGGTGTAGGGTCTGGCAATGTCATAAACCACTCCACTACCCGCCAAGCCGATATTGACATCATAATCATCATCAAGCGGGGTAATATCTTCCACTTGAGAAACCTTTCCATTGTCACGTCTGCCACGATTAATCCTCGCTTGCTCTTCTGTCGTCCGCTCGTGTAAGCCCCATTTCGCCATTATTTCTTCCCGAAGAATTTAGTCGCGCTACGAACTCCAAAAGAAGCGGCAACGATAATTCCCAAGGAATATTGATACCATTCAGGCATCGCATTGAGTTGTGCGAATCCGTTTGCAACTACTTCCTCCATGCCCGGAATGAAGGCTAAAATAAGCGGGATCGAAAACAAAATAGTAAGCCATTCGTCTTTCCACGAAGACTGACTACCCTTTGCCATCTCAAGATCCCAGTCAATCTCCCCAGTGGCTTTTTTCTGCATGACCACAGCTTCAGCCTGCGCCTTGGCAACCTTAGTTGCGGACTCAGCCTTCTTCTCTTCTACCTTGCCGTTGAGCCATGTACCGGCAAGGTTCGCTATTGGACCTATGAACGCCTGTATCATTTTCTTCCTGACAGTGCCGCCTGTGTGTTAATGCGGTATATGTTGACATCGTTTCTGTCGCCAGCAATCTCTTCCTGAAGCTGCATACGCTGCTGGGCAAGATTGAATGCCTGCTGCATCTTGGCCTGATCGATCTGAAAGTCCATAGCGTCGTTCTGCATTTTACGCTGGATTTCCATCGTATCGTTCTGCAACTCCTGCTGGCGAATCCCGACCAGCGGATCTTGCTGCTGGGCTGGCTGAATCATTGGCATGATCTCTTTCATAATCTCACCAACCTGCTGTGCAACGGCTGATTCAATCACTGTTGGATCAATCGTAGGCACTGGCTCTCCAGCCTGCTGTGCTTGCTGCTGCGCGTTGGTAAAGAACGCTGCAACCTGATCTCTCGCCAAGAATGACACATGCTCTTGGACGTGAGCCTGCAACAGCAAGAAGCCTTGTGGATTTGCTGTAGCCACTGGTGAGGACAAGAACATGGCATGCGCCGCAATGTGCGACTCGTGGTCCTGCTGTGGGAATGCCTGTGTTGGCTTGCCCTTTACAGCATTTGCGTTCTCGGTTGCCGGATCAATAGGTTGTGGCGGCTGTGGTGCCGGCAGGATGCTATCAATGTTCTTAACATCCAGCGCATCATACATCCGACGATATGCCTCGTACATGTTATGCATCTGCGGAGCAGCTTGCGCCAACTGCAACTGTGTCTGCGCCAAAGACAGGCGCTGAGACATAGAGAAAATGGACGGATCACTAACAGGCAGAATATCCACACGCCCGTCAAAGTCCTGTGCCATGATCTCAGGCGGCACATTCACACCCACAAAGTATGGGTACGGCATTGGGTTATCTGCGAAGATCTCTGCCAGCAGCCGGAACTCCTGCTTCTGCCCATAATGCAGCCGCTTGTGGATACTGGAGATAATCTTTGAGCCTTGCTCAATCAGTGCAACCGTTGTTCCCACTGGCGCTTGAGAATTGACATCTGCGATTTTTGCATCTGCAACTTGTGCAAATCTTCTGCCGGAATCAACAATAACCCCGAGGAGTTGAGCAAGTGTGCCAGAAGGCTCCTTATAAGGGAGGGGCATAAGAGCGTTGCGAAGATCGCCACCGGGAGCATCAATGTCACGAAACTCGCCAGGAGCAAGCGGCTCATCGTCGTTACGGATACGGACACCACGAGCCTTGAAACCCGCTGGAAGATTGGAAAGCGTTCCAGCATCGATAAGTTGTCTGAGGATTGATGTCGCTGCACGAGAGAGACCTCCTATAGTATGAAGAAGACCAAAGCCGTAAAAGCCGAACCCAGGCAAAAACTTATAATGCACGAAGTATTGTCTCTTGCGGCGGAGTGGATCTGTCTCCCGGAAGTTTCTAACCACTGAAAGAATCTTGCCTGACCCCTCATCCAGTGTGACGATATAAGGAAGCTTAACTCCCGTGGGTTCACCTTCTGCATCAACGTCTTCAAAACCGTCAAGGTCAAGTTCTGTGTGACACTCCAACAATGTGAACACATCGTCCCCATACGTTGGGCGAACTCCTTGAAGCTCGTTCTCAGTCTCTTTAATTGGTCCTGGATCATCTTCATCTTCTCCCTGCAACTCAATGTCCCGGTAAACACCTGAGACCTGCATCTTGCGAAGTTCGTTCTCCGTCATGCGTACTACATGAGTTACCCGCTCTGCCGTGTTCAAATCACTAGCAGCATACGGGACAATCAGATCTTCCGCTGGTACGAACTTAGACACAGCCCGCTGTTTGGCGGGATCGAAGTATGTCTTCTTAAATGTGGAACCTGTCAGCGGTAAATAAAAGAGCATCTGATCCGTATCAGGGTCGTACTCGTCCATAACCTCTGTAAGCTGGTAATTCATAAAGTCACTTACACGCTGCGCCTGATCTTCAGTCTGCGGTGTAGGTGTGCCAACAACTTGCCCCTTTACAGGACCACCTGCCGGCAGCATTTCTTTGTAAGCCTGCGCCTGAAACTGCGTAACAGCCTCACTGAGCAGCGGATGGTGAACGCCACTAGCACCCAAGAATGGTGCAGTGCGCTCTTCGTAGTTTACACCAAGAAGTCGTAGACCCTTGGAGATAGCCTCTTCCCAATCCTCACGAGATTCTTTGTCGCTCTCAACCCTGTCACGCAAGTCAGAGGACAACGAACCAAGGACCGAATCATCTAAGACCTCCGCCAGATTGGCGTTGTGGTCGTACATCTCAGCTTGGACCTCGACCATCTCTTCCATGCCCGCAAGCTCTATGCCATCAGGCAGACCCTCCTCCATAGGAAGCTCGACTTGCATCTCTTGAGGCATGACTTCTGACGGACCGCCAGCACCCATAGCCGATTCAACCATCTGAGGAGGTAGTGCCATTAAAATATTCCTTTGAATGTGCCACCGCGCTTTTTCATAACAGCTTTCGACATGCCGCCATTACGCTTGTAGTCAGGCTCTGGTAAATCTTCAAACCTCTCACGGGCGTACTTAGCAGCCTGCTCAGTGGTCAAACCCATGTCCATCCCTTCGTCGAAAAGATCCTCAAGAATGGCTTCGTTCTGTTGATTGCTCATTAGAATATCCCCTTAAATCTCTGTGGACGAGCAATCGGGCTAAAGCCCTTGATCATGCCGCCGGCTGCTTTCTTTACTGGAGCCTTTTTGGATTCAGCAAGAGCTTCCCGCTCTCGCTCCTTC